GCCCCTCCCCTAAGCACTCAGTCATTGTTCCCCAGCAGTAGCCGAGGAAGTTCCCGCCCTCTCCTACATACCAAAGATGACCGGCAACCTGCCACACTCCCCACAAGATCAAAAAGCTGGGGATAACTACCAGCACCAGCCACCCTCTCGGTGTTAAGTTTCTCATTCTTCCTCCTCCGCTACCTCTAAGTATCCGCCCATAGTTTCAACCAGTCCAAGATGAATAACTACTTCTGACTCCGTGCTTTCAATGTAAGCATTTGGTAAGTTCTCCTTCACCCATTCTCTTAGGTCTTGGATGGTGTCTATCTCCTGAAGTTTCATTCGCCCTCCTCCTTATACTTGCCGTCCTTGAATCCTTGAATCTCATCATCTAACCAACTCTGTGCAATTTCGCGGAAGTTCACGCGATAGAGTGAGCCGACATCTTTGAGCATTGAGAGCAGACCAGCCGAGAGCGTATCCTCGCCCCAATAAGCAGGTGAGAAGATGTCATCCACCCAATCTGAAAGGGCTTTCTCTGCCTCATACAGCCCCTCTTGCCAGCCGTCCTCCTTCTCCGTGTCAATGTTCTCCAAGAAAGCCTGACCGATTATCTCGCTCGCGGTTTCTTGTAGCCCTTGGTCATTGTCAATGTGTAACGCCAGCCCCCACGTTTCGCGGTTCGTCCAACCATTGTATTCCTCGCACATCTTGCAACCCTTTCGCTATCTGATCTCATCAGCAACCGCCTCACGGTTGGACACCCTTGCGGGTGTTTCGATCTCTTGCCGTACTCTACCCTAGAACCTCCTCAATTACTAGCGTTTCGCGGTCTATCTGCTCGCAGAACTCTCGCGCCTCTTTCAAGGTGTTAAACGTCTCGCGGTAGTCAATCTCTCGCCCGAATGTATAGCGTCCCGCCGTGTAAGAGGTGTAATACCCTCCTCCCTTCTTGATGTAGTAATACTCAAAAGCTTTCGTAGTTCCCTCCTCGCTGGTCTGCACTAGCCCCTGAAAGTGATCCTTAATTCTTGCATTCCACTTCATTAGTTCCCTCTCTTCTTCAATAGTTGTTCGATGTAATCCAAAACTTCCTCGTCGCTTAACTTCTCCCCGTCTGTATGGATAGCCTCGTCGATCAGGTCAATGAGTGCGCCCTCTTCCATTAAATAGCCCCCGCCTCTCGTAGTATCGCCTGAGCCTCTTCTAAGGTGTCGGCGTAGCCGAAGAAGTGACTTGCCCCTGTCTGGTATTGGTAGCGATAAGCGAATCCGCCTGTTAAGCCTGTTGCTTCGATTGAGTGAATCATTACTTCGCCCCCTCTTCCCATAGGCAAGCGGTGCAAGGTGAATCTGTCCCGTTATCGCACTCTTCGCAATAAGTCTCAATCATTACTTCACCCCGCAAGCGAGTAAGAATCGGGCGGTGTCAAATCGCTCGTTATCTTTTGAAAGTGCGCGGGCTAATTCTTCTGCAACTATTGTGAGCGAGCAGGAATCGTCGCCGCCATTGTTGAAATCTGCCATTAGATCCGATAGAGTCTCGGCAATTAGTACGTAGTCCTTGCGTGTCATTCTTTATTCTCCTCTTGGGCTAATTCAAGCGGTGTGCTTGATAGGTAGAACAATACTATGCGGGACTATACCGTGTCAAATCTATTTGCCCTTTATTTGGTAACAACTTGATAACGGTTTCCTGAATGAATCCTGAGAATTGCAGAGGGTTGCCGTGTCGCTTTATCGACATTTCAAAAGGTGTCGGGCTGTTGATGTTGTTGAAAGTTCAACCAGTTTGGAGGGGCTAAGTTACCAAGTGCGGGGCGGTAGTAACTTGGGAGATTGCTGAGAATGGGCAGGGCTTTGCCAACTGTAAAGGCTTACTTGAATCCTGAGAGGTTACTGAATGAGAGATGAGCGGTTATTAAATTGTGCCGAGCAGGGAGCCAGCCCAAAAGTTATCCACAACCTTATCCACAGGTTATCCACAGGGCAAACAGGGCTGGGGGTGGGGGGCTTTCCCGCCCGCAGGGAACGGGTACCCGGGGTTGTTGAATTATGTAGGGGGATGTACTGTGTACCAGCTATAAATATTTCGACTAAAGTGAGATCCGGAATATAGCTCTGACCTGCGGTTTTACTGTATGTGACTAACGTCACAAAGCAAAAACGGGAAATGCGTTATTTTTCCTGCCTTATATACAGTAGGGGCGGTAATTGAGATAGCCCCGTACAACCTCGCTACGGTTACCCTACGCGAGTCCCCTAGGACGAGCGCTGACTTACCCCTCAGTTCGCTGTGGCTCCTTCGGGCGCTAAGCCCGACTAGCGGTGCTTTTAGTTGGGATAGTTCTATTAGTTAGACAGCTAATCGAATATTCCGATGCAGCTAATTAAATCGATCTCGGCCCGTCCCCGATAACCTTTAGGAGATTACGTGGCAGAGAATTCAGCCGATATAGCCAAGCGTATTATCCTTGGCTGTGTAGCAGAGGGTATGACCATTGAGCAGGCTACGGCCTCAGCTGGCAAATCCATTAAGACTTATGAGTACTACCGTCGCACCGATAAGGTATTCGCTGACAAGGTAGACCGAACCAGACTTGGTCTGAAAGACAAGCAGTTTGCAGGTGGAGATGTCCACGACATTGACTTTGTCGAATTCCGCCAAAGATTCTTACATAGCCGCACCTTCCCACATCAGAAGAACATCGTAGATGTGATCGAAGGCCGCGAGCCTTCTTGGCTACACCCTTCTATGAAGTATGAAAAGGGTCTGGCTAATAACCGTATCCTTGTCAACATCCCGCCCAACCACGCCAAGTCCATCACAATCACTGTGGACTACGTCACCTGGATGGTTGCCCAGAATCCTAACTTTCGTGTATTGATTGTATCCCAGACTCAGCGTCTGGCAGCTGACTTTCTCTACGCCATTAAGCAACGCCTTACACATCCTATGTATGAAGATCTACAAAGTGCGTACGCTGCTGGCGTAGGGTTTAACTCTAAGACAGCCTCTTGGCAGGCTACCCGTGTCACCTTCGGTGATGAGCTACGTGAGTCCAGCGAAAAGGACCCAAACATCGAAGCCGTCGGTATTGGCGGTCAGATCTACGGTAAGCGTGCTGATATGATTATCGTGGATGACGCGGTGACTCTATCTAACGCCAATGACTTCGAGCGTCAGATCAAGTGGTTAACCCAGGACGTACGTTCTCGTCTTAACCCAACAGGTAAGCTGATTATTATTGGAACTCGTGTAGCAAGTGTTGACTTGTACCGCGAGCTTCGCTCAGAAGATAGATACCCAGGTGGCCTTGTCCCTTGGACATATCTTGCTATGCCAGCACTCCTTGAGACAGATGAAGACCCTGACAAGTGGGTTACTCTTTGGCCTAAGTCAGATGCTCCATTTGATGGACAAGAAGAAGCTGACAAAGATGAAGATGGTCTATACCCACGCTGGTCAGGACGTAACCTTTACAACGAACGCCAAGCGATGGATACATCCACTTGGGCGCTTGTCTATCAACAGCAAGATGTATCTGAGAACTCAGCCTTTGATCCGGTCTGTGTACGCGGCTCCATTGATGGAATGCGTAAGGCCGGTCCTTTAGTTGCTGGTAACCCTGGTCACCCACGTGACTTAGGTGGCTACTCAATTATCTGTGGCCTAGACCCAGCGATGATTGGTGATACTGCAGCTATTTGTTATGCGGTAGATCGCAATACCAACAAGAGGTACATAGTAGATGCTATCAAGATTACTAGACCGTCTCCTGCGGATATTCGTGACCTTATATTTAATTGGACTTCCCTATACGGCCCGTCTGAGTGGATTGTTGAACGTAATGCGTTCCAGTCTTTCCTCACACAAGATGAAGGAATCAGACAACACTTGGCATCACGCGGAGTGTTACTGCGGGAACACCATACAGGCAACAACAAGTGGGATGCAGGCTTTGGTGTCGCGTCAATGTCAACTCTGTTCGGCACCAAGCAACACGATGGCAAGCACCACAGAGACAACCTTATTCACTTACCTAGTGACCAAACTGAAAACGTTAAGGCGTTAATCGAACAGTTAATCACTTGGACACCTACTACTAAGGGTAAGACAGACTTAGTAATGGCGTTGTGGTTCTGCGAGATCCGAGCACGTGAGATGCTCAACTACGGTCAGTACAACTCACACCATCTAAAGAATCCGTTTCTTACATCAGCTGAGAAACGAAAGCGTGTAGTGGTCAACATTGACCAGTTAATCGCAGATCAAAACAAACAATTTATCTAGGGAGACATAATGCCTAATATGAAGAATGAAAAGCCAACAGCTAAGAAGACAGGCAATGGCTCAAACACAAAGCCATACAACGTTAAGTTGATGACTCCTAAAGAGCTAGTTGGCGGCAAGAAGGCAACTGCAAAGCCAGCGCCTAAGAAGACAACAAAGGCTAAAGAACTTACAGGACCTGCAGCAATTAAGGCGATCCAAGATCGCGTATCACCAGCAGGTGTAAAGAAGGCAGAGATGGAAGCAAAGAAGGCCATCGCTAAGAAGTACCCAGGATTAACTAAAAAGTCTAAGTAAGGACAAACCCCAGTGTTAACACCAAAAGAAGTCAACGATAAGTTAGGTCGCTTGCAGACCAAATTCGCTGCACGCGATCAGCGTATGCGTGATGTGCTTTCGGTGCGTCAAGGAGATCTATCTAAGGTCTATCCTTCGATGTTCTCCGATGAATACCCAAAGCCACTGGTGGCTAACTTCATCGACGTTGCAGCACGAGATCTAGCAGAAGCGATGGCACCACTGCCATCATTTAACTGCCAAGCTACAAATATGGTTTCAGACTCTGCACGCAAGATG